CCAATACTCAAATGGGTATGTGGCGAAGGCACACGCAGTGAGATGGTGTTCTGTATGTACTGAAAAGTTTTCGACGATCAAACAAGGATCAACGATAACGTTATAAAGAAGCTTCTCGGTCAAATCAGTTGTATCCCAACTGAAAGTATCGAACCAGGTCGGTCGCATGGATATGGAGAGGATTGTTAGTTCATCCTCTCCAGCTAACCCTGCAACTCTGGGATCGATACTCAATTCTTGTTTTTGATCGAGAGATAATTTAGAACAGTCGTCGACATTGTTGAAATTCGCCATCGTACACTTGGTGGTCGGAACGAACATATCACGATCAAGCAAATTCGGTTTTGAAAATCCAAACAGATTTGCTATAGCAGACACGGCGGAAGCGCCAATTTGTGTCGCCATAGCATAAGGTGCTAGTAAAGGCACATCTGTGAATCTCTTAGCAAAATTCGCAATTGCAGTAGCAGTTCGTGAAACTGGTTTCACAGTATATTCGTCAGACTGTGGCACAAGTGAAGATGGTTCAAATTGTGTAGGCGTCGAAAACACAACGTCAGTGGCCCATGCAAAAACATTAATACGTACAGGAGTTGTGGTTGTTGATGCAGGCAACAAATTATCAAAAGATCTGATATTAATGGTGCCCATCTGGTCACAAGAAACATTTGGAATATCCAACACATTCTCAAACCAGAAAAATGGTAAATGCATCTCACCTCCTAAACTCAAACACGGATTAATCATCACGTGGGGGCGTTGGCTTGCTTCGACAATATCCTCAAGAAAGAAAGTTCTCATTCGAGTTAATGTGTCAAAGCTGGGGAGCGGATTATACGATGCGATGGCTCTACCATAACAGAAAGGATTTCCGTTAATGATAAACTTCACATGTAGTTTACATCTTAGCAAACGGTAATTAGTAATTCTATTAACAACGCGTGGGTTTTGAAAGAATAACATCCAAGGGTTGATTGTTCTAAAAATACTATCATTAACCGTCCATAAAAATGTATCTATTCGTATAGGTCGGGAAAAGAAAGAGTCCAAATCTGTACCAGACAGCATTTGAACATCTCTCAGGGAATCAAATTGTGAATCAATACTCGAAAGTAATTGGTCTTGCTCCACAAATTGAACATTTTGTTCTTTCTCATTAGAGGCTGATGCGTCACTCTGAGGAAGAAAGGAGTGAAACGTCTTTGCCATAAAATTTAATTTATTGTTCATACATTATTTAGAACCTGACTCATTTAGTATGATACTGAGCAGGGGTACAATTGTTTAGTTGACGAAACTCCTCTAAATAGAGGTAACCATTACAGTTGTCTACAAAAAGAAAGCCTTACATAGTATGCAAATGTGAACTTTACTACGTTGGGTATCCAATTCTTTAGGTCTAAATTTGGTTTAAAGAGCATGAAGAAACGCTCTGGAACAATTTTATGGACTTTTCGGGTCAAACCATATTCAGCAATGGAAAAGTTTTCACTTTTTAGCCACAAGTTTAACGACTTTGGGGGTCGCAGCGACCTATAAAAGGTCATCACTGTGGCACGCGCCATCTTCAAACCGAGTTTCATCGGTTTCAATTGGCACGTCGTACTTGGCTTTCCATTTGGCTACTCTTTCGTCAAAATCTATCTCTAAAATCGGTAGAGGTAGATTTGCAGCAGCACACACCTTGCGCATTTGTTCCAGGCGCATGGTGTAATGGGCGCGACCGTAAGCAAACCATTCATGGAGGGCAGTTTCTATACAACTGCTAATTACATCCTCTCGACTGGCATTCTTACTACGCGAGTTGCAATGTAGTGACTTGAAAATGGAGCTCTCTTCGAGTCGCCCTATTTTCCTCCCAATTTCTTCGACATAAAAAGATTGTCGCTTAAGAAAATCAAGATTTTCTAGTTCATAGAAATCTTGTGGGGAGGAAACTTTATCAGGGGGAGTTATCTCCATATCATGCGCGTTCAAGAATCTTTTTACAGTCATGAAACTGTATTTTGCTCGAACAGACTCTCGAACTGAGCATTTGTTGTCGTCACCATAAGTGA